TCTTCAAATGTAACTTGATAAGCTATAGATTCTTCAAGTTGAGTTACAACCCATAAAGTAGAATTTAAATTAAATTGAGCAGGAAGTGCTTCATATAATTTAATTAATATAGTTGGGTTTGTAGGATCTTGATTATCTAATTGAATATTATTAGCTATTGCTAATTGATTATTTCCAAAATTTAAATAAAAATCAAGAAAATAAGGACTATCTTCTCTTAAATTAATTAAATTATTAGCTTGCTCAACTATATCTTCATTAGTTAAATTAGTACTATCTAAACGTAACTCTGTGCGATCTGAAGAGATTTCAGAAATATAGAGTTGTTGGAGTTCTGATCCAATCTGTTTGTTAAAAAAGTTATAGTAAACATTATATTGTCCTTGGTCAAATCCTTGATTTAAAAGAGTTTGTTCAGGGTCAATTTCAATTTGAAATACATTGTTATTAGTTCCTGGAGATTGTCCGTTATTTAAAACTGTGTATTGAGAAAAATTATAATCGGTTGATAATATGTTTTGATTATTATCATAAATAAACGATTCAATATAACTAGAAGAAGACAGATAAGTATTAACATCAAAAGTTGATATTAAATTAACATCTTGTCCTTCATAATTTTGAGAAGAAAAATTTTGAGAATCTATTTGTATAATTTCTGCCGCCATTATTGTGGGTTAGCTAATGTTGTTTGTAGATCTACTAATTGTTTTTGGGTATCTAATAATTCTGTTCTTAATTGAGCAATTTCATTTTGTAATGCTAAAATTTCTTCTTCATTAGGATCGTATAAAATATATTCACTACTTTTTTTAATTAAATATTCATGTGAATTAACAGAACCTAACTCAGGAATTTGATAAAATAACGTATTATACAATTCAAAAAATTCAGTAACAGTAGGTTGAGCTAATACTTGTTCTTGAATAGATGGAACACCTAATTCTTTAAAAGAAGTATCTATAACTTTAGTATACTGCCCTTTATTAAATACTTGTTTACTAAAATTTACATTTTCACTCATCCGTTAACTACTTTAAAATAGTAATGGTCATCAAATATTTTAGTAGAACCGTTGATAATAGTTTTAATTAAAATTTTATAATATCTTTCAGGTTCTAAACCGCTCATATAAACATCAAAATAATTACCTGTTGAATCGGAACTAATTTGAGTATAATTGTCGTCGAAGTTAACAACATACTCGTTGGTATCCAAGTCTTTTATTGCATAATATGAAGCAGTTGGTAAATAATTTAAATTAGTATACAGGGATGATGTTTGATATGCTCTTGCTGGGTATAAAGGACTTACATTTATATAGAATCTATTTACACTTTCTGGATAAAAAACTTCTGGGTTTTCAGCTAAAGACATTTTAAGATTAGAAGTAGTAACTATACTTCCACTAGCTGATCCAGTTAGTACTGTTGAATAATCTCTCCATCTAAATTCTAAACATGGAGGATAAATTGTATTTGTATCAACACTATAATATTTGAATATAGGTTGAACAAATTGGCTAGGATTAAATTCTTGAGATCCTGTAAGTTTAACTATAAAACCATAATTTGGAATGGATTCTCCTATCCAAGCATCTACTATGTTAGTTACTTTAGCTTCAATATCTTTAGGACTTCTTAAACCAAAAGATATATTAACAGATCCACTATCATAAGCTGTAGCTACATATCCTGGGAGTACATATCCTACTATTACATAAAGACTTCCAGAGGCATCAGTAAACCAATTTCCACCACCAGCACCACCACAAATATTACTGTATGAACTAGTGTAAAAAGCATCTCCACTAGGGCCTGAGTATACACCTGAAAGACTCCAAGGAGCAGAACCACTGTAATTAGCATATGCCCATGATGCTCCATCCTGTTCTATAGGATTATCTAGATAATAACCAGTACCATTATTCCAAGATTGGGCTACAGGAAGAAGTTCTAGAAAAGTATTTTGATTAAGACCTTGAGCTTCAGCAATAAAATTTTTAAAATATACTTCATAAGAATTAGTTCCTATTTTATTAGAATATATATCTAAAATTTCTTCTTGATCAAATTGGATTAAATAGCGAGCGACTTCAGGTTCCCCAGAAATTCCGATTTTATTAGATACTTCTAAGATAGCATCTAATCCTGTATTTGCTGTTGGATTAGAACAATATAAAGTTGTATCCTGGGTAGGGAATATTTTATATACAGCCATTTATATATTTTATTATAAATATAGCGTTATAAAGGAACTACTTTACCCTTTATATCAGTTGCGGGGTATTTTACTTCAAATATACTAGGATCTAATGAAGGATAAATTACTTGGTTTTGGGTAGCACCTGCTATGTCATATGCATATTGTGAATAACCTGAAGTGGTTCCGGCTTTATTTGATAGAGAAATATTTTTTACAGTTTGTACTCCTTTGATTCTATCAAGTAAAACATATAAATCTCTTAAAAATATAGGTTGGTTAATTTGCCAATTACTTAAATTAAAATAGTCCTGTAGAGCAGTAATACAAGCTAATATAACTTCATTATTGTTATATTCAGGTAAAACTATAATTTCAAAATCAACGGCAATATTAATTATAAAAGCATCACGAACTTCAATATTATCCCCAATCATTCTATATTGAGATAGATATGTTCGCAAATTATTTTTTAAATCATTAGTTGCAACACTTAATTGACCTTGAGGATTTAAAGATAAAACATATAAATTAAGAGTTTCAATTGTTGAAACTTGGTTATCTGTTAATTTAGGTTGTTCAATAAATGCTTTAGAAATAGTACCATAATCTGTAGGCATACTTAAAGCACGAATTAAATAATCATCTGCTGTAACTGAACGTTTTTGGGAAGCGATTAATGCTAAAGTATTTTGGCGAATTTCTTCTAATGTATCTCCACCCCTACCTCCTGATGCTGCAACTGGGTTATTAGATGCTAGTGAAGTAAAAATATAATTAGCAGTGGTTGGGTTAAGATTTATATTATTAAATTTAGTATTATTTGTATTTAAATTAACTAAACTATTAGCTTCAATATTTGAAGCAACACCTCCGCCAACTAAATATCTTACTGTTAAAGTGGTATTAGCAGGTGAAATACCATAAGTATTAGTAAATAGAAAATTTGTAGGAGAATAAGCTACAGTTAATTTATCTTGTTCAAATGGTAAACCAATACCTACATTATCAGCATTTGGAGTAATTTCTTCTGTTACATCTAATGGATTACCAGCACCGAATTGAATTTGGAGATTTGAAAGAGATGTAAAACGAGTTGCAAAACGTCGAGCTACTTTCCTTAAACGAAGTAAATAAGGAGTATCACCGTTTACATTTGGGTCATATATATTAGAATTTTTAACAGTATCAAATACCATTTCTTGACCTAAATGATCTACTTCATACCATTTATTTCCATCAGAATCAGTAATGTCTAATATTTTAACAATATTAGTATCATTAATATTAATTGTTTGAAACTGTTGAGGAGAACCAAATGTAAATTGGGAACTTTTAATAGTAGCAGAAATAGCTTTTCTAGTTTTCTTTAAAAGAAAATATTGAGGAATGTTACCAGCAATTTGATAAACTGTAACTTCAGTAGGATCTAAAGAACTTGAAGCCGAAAAATCAATTTTATCTTGGATAAGAAAAGAGGATCCATTTTGAGAAGTTACTGTAGTGTTTTCTCCAACAGTAATAGCAAAACTATAATCAGGAATATAATTACCAGTACCATCATCAATAGAAGGTAATTGTTGATACACATCAACTGTAGTTTGGGCTACACCTGTAGTTTTTGGTTTATAACCAAACATGTATGCTAATTCAAACACATTATTTGTTTGTTGAGCATATTGAGTAAATGTTTCTTGAAATTGATTATCTAAATAGAAACTTAAAACATCCCCAACATAAGATGCTTGTTCCATAAACATCATTCCTACTGATGAAGGAGTAAAGTCATTATACGTTTGAGGGAAATATGTTCTAGCATATTCTATTAAGCGTGATCTAAAATCAGAAAAATCACGATTAATATATTTTATATCTCTATTTGTTGTAGCCATTTTTAAAATTCAAACGTTATAGTATCTTGAATATTAGAATTTAATATAAAGTACTTTAATTCAACTATTAATGTATTGTTATCACTATCTTGTAAAACTTCTAATGAACTAATACCTACTTGAGGAAAGTATTTTTGAAGTTTAAATTCAATATTTTCTTTTAACCCGTTTATGTTTTCTTCTTCAATTTGAGAAAAAATAAAATCTCTTAAACCACCTCCAAAAGTTGGGTTCATAGGACGTTCGCCTGGATTAGTTAAAAAGAAATTGATTAAATCGGTTTTTAAAGCATCATATGTCGTATAGTTAGACACAAAAACAGCAGGACCACTTAAAGGTAAATTTATCCCAACAGCTACGTTGGGGTTTAAATCTAATGGGTTTATTTGCTGTTGGTTAAATGCCATTATTTAGTATTTAATAAACTCATAATTTGATCCATTCCTACTTCACCAGCACCTAAATTACCATTTACAGGATCACTTGATTGTGGTCTAAAAGCAGTCTGAGCATCTTGGGATGTAAAACTTAACATAGTTTCATTCATAATGTCAGCAT